TTACCGCGCACCCACCCAACGGGGGAATCGGGCGGACTGAGTGCCCGCTCTCGGATACAGCGTTGCCCGTGCTACACCGCATCCCGCGTTACCGGGGTGGCCAGGAGTCGACGTGTGGCAGCGCCTGCGGGGACCACACCGCCCATGAGTAACCCACCCTCCGGGGTGCGCCGAAAGGGGTTGTAAGCGCGTGTGGTCCCCCACTCGTCTGGACCGGTTCGCCGGCGAGGACATCGAGCACCAGGCGCACGGCGAGCACCAGGCCGTGTCAACCAAAACTGACGCTACCTGGTAGCGCGCTTTCCGCCCGCTGACCCAACGGCCAGAGGTGCGCGGTACCGGCCCCGTCGGGATATCGGCCGCAGAGTTCCCCGGTTCAAGTCCGGGGGCGGGCACGCAACAACAACGACCATCAGGGGGCAGCACATGCGCTGTATCGACTGCACTGAGCCTGCGACCCATCGGGGCCGCTGCAAGCCGCACCACGGGGCCTACGAGGACCGAGCCACGGTCCGCACCCGACGAGCCCGGAGCCGACACCGTGCGGCCCGCTATGACGCTGCTGCGAGGCTCCGCCGGCTCGTGACGGATCGGGGCTCGGGATGGTGCGACTGGTGCCTGAACGACTTCCCCGCGAACGGGGTGGACGTGGATCACGTGCGTCCGCTGTCTCTCGGTGGCGAGGACGTTGACGGGAACGTGCAAGTGCTGTGCCGCGAGTGTCACGGGCTCAAGACGCGTACAGAGTTTGGGGCCGCTGGTGCCCGTACCTGACGCGTACGGGGCCGCTCTCGCTGGTCTGCTGCCGGAAGGGTTCGCCCCTGCCGAGCACGCGACGAGCACCGCAGCGATGCGCCCCACTCAGGACTACCTAGAGCGGGTCCATGCTCGGCACCGTGCCGCATGGGAACCGATCCTTGCCGCTGCTGTGCGGTTCTGCGAGGGCACCCCTGCCCCTGGTGCTGGTGTCCCCCATGCCCCGTAAGCCCCGCCCCCCGTGCTCGGTACCCGGCTGCCCTGAGCTCACCCGAGCCGGCGGACGCTGTGCCGAGCATGAGCGCGAGGCGAACGCGGACCGTGCTTCACGTGGTGGCGCTGTCTATGACACGCGTTGGCAGCGCATACGACGTGCCTACCTCTACAAGCACCCGTGGTGCGTGTTGTGCGGCCGACTGGCCAACGTGGCCGACCACTTCCCGTTGTCCCGACGCGAGTTGATCGCACGGGGCGACGCGAACCCTGACGCTGCGGGTCATCTTCGTCCGCTGTGCGTCGCGTGCCACAACCGAGAGACAGCACGCAATCAACCGGGTGGGTTCGCTGCTGAGGCTCGTTCACGGCGCGAATCGCGCGAGCTCCCGCCGTTCTGACCAGGGGGAGGGGGTCAACCCCTCTCCTTCCCGAGCGGCAGGGAGGCAAAAAACTCCCATGGCTAATTAGACCGCTTTCGCGGAGGTGAATCCAAATGGCTGTCCCCGGACAGAAACCCAAACCGCATATTCAGGCTGTCCGGGAAGGCACGTTCCGCCCGGACCGCAATTCCGAGGGCGCCCGATTCGCCCCGACGGCTCCGGTTGAGCCTGACTGGTCGGACCGGTTGCCCGGTACCGGCTCCGCTGATGTGCGCCGCATGGCCGCTGATGTCTGGGCACGGACGATTCCGGCCCTGGTGCACTCAGCCGGCCTGACAGACCCACAGCGGGAAACCGCTATCGAGTATTGCGTGACAGCGGCTCGCCTATGGCAGGCAGAGCGGGAGCTGTCTCGTAACGGCCTAGTAGTCGAGACAGAGCGCGGGAATGTGAAAAGTCCATGGGTGACAATTGCCCACCAGTACCGGAGTCACTTCCGTTCGCTGGTCGGCGAGTTGGGGTTGAGCCCCGCATCGGCCACTCGGATCACCCCGCCGGAATTCAGCGGGGGCGACGATGACGGGATCTTTGACTGATGGGCTTCCTGTCCCCCTGGACGCGCTGTACGAGCTTGGGCTTACCGATGACGAGATAGCCGATGCACTGCGCTCCCGCCCACTCGTTACGGCCGTACAGGCCTCGCAGGCTCCGGGCGCGTTCTTTGACGTTGAGTCCGCCCGTCGAGCCATCGGCGCTATCCAGACGTTCAAGCACACAAAGGGCCGTTGGGGCTCTACACCGCTCAAGCTCTCGCCGTGGCAGGTCGTTTGGGTCATCGCTCCAATTTTCGGATGGCTCGCCTACTCGGAGGAGCTTGGCCGCGCTGTTCGCGTGGTCCGCTCGGCGTGGATTGAAGTGCCGCGTAAGAACGGTAAGTCCACTCTGTCCAGTGGTATCGGGCTGGTGTTGCTCCTCGCCGACCGCGAGATTGGCGCCGAGGTTTATGCGGCCGCTGGTTCCCTCCCGCAGGCCGAACGCGTCTTTGATGACGCGAAGCGCATGGCGCTCACTAGTAGAGCCGTACGGGGCCGCGTAGAGGTTCTCAGGGGCCTTATTCGCGTGCCGAGGACCGGCGGTGTCTTCCGGGCCCTTTCGAAGATTGCCGAGACCGCACACGGGCTGAACGTGTCCGGGGCCATCGTGGATGAAGTCCACGTGCATAAGCGGCGTGATCTTATCGACGCTATCGAGACCGGTACGGGTGCCCGTGATCAGCCGCTCGTCATCTTCATTACGACTGCCGATGAGGGTACCGAGGGCAGTATCTACGACGAGAAACACACGTACACCCGCAGGTGCGCTGACGGCGTCGTCGATGACCCCGGACACTACGGCGTCATTTGGGCTGCCGAGGAGTCCGACGACCCGTTCAGTGAAGACACATGGCGTAAAGCCAACCCTGGATTGGGTGCGTCTCCCTCGCTCGCCTACATGCGGCGTGAGGCTGCAAAGGCCAAGTCCACGCCGAGCTACTTCCCCACGTTCTGCCGGCTGTCCCTCAACCGTCGAATGCGTGCCGCCTCACGGTGGCTACCTATCGCGCTGTGGGACGAGAACGCCGGAGAGGTCAATGACAAAGCATTTCGATACCGGCGGGCATGGGGCGGCGTGGACCTTTCGGCGGTCTCTGACCTTTCCGCATGGGTCCTCGCTGTTGAGTCCCGCGTACCCGGGGTCGAGCTGGAACTAGTCGCCCGTTTCTGGCTGCCGGAAGAGCGCGTAGACGAGCTAGAGCAACAGCTACAGGTACCGCTGCGGCAATGGGTGGCGGACGGATTGCTCACGCTCACCGAGGGCGACGCAATCGACTATGACGCCATCGAGAGACAGATCATCGCCGACTGCCGCAGGCTGGACGTTCAGCGAATCAGCTATGACCGGATGTTCGCCGGACAGCTCGTCCAGCGCATCGAAGCGAAAACGCGCGGCGTTGACGTGGTGCCCATCGCTCAGACCTATCTAGGAATGTCGCCCGGCTCGAAAGAGCTTGAACGGCTACTGCGCGAGGGACAGATACGCCACGGCGGTAACCCTGTGCTCCGCTGGAATGCATCCGTTGTCGAAGTCTACCGAGACGGAAATGACAACCTTAGGCCCGTCAAGCCCGACCGGGGCAAGTCATCAGCTCGCATTGACGGCATTGCCGCTGCGGTCATGGCATTGGACGGGTACGTACGTAGACCGCTTAAGCGCCCTCGCGCTGCGAGTGCCTAATGCCCCGCTCGGGAACAGCCGGCCGGGGTTTCTTTATGCCCGAGGGGGGTTCATGGCGGAGACACCGCTACAGATGACAGAACGGCTGTACGCCAAAGTGCAGCGACGTAAGGCAGCCGCTAAGAAGTGGTCAGACGCCTACGAGGGTAAGCGGCCCCTCCTGTTTTCCTCGCCGGAGTTCAGCACGCAGACGGGCGGGCTCTTCGATGAGTTCTCCGATAACTGGTGCGCTGTGGTGCCGGATGCCACGGTTGAACGACTGGTGCCGATTGGGTTTCGGCTGGAAGACGGTTCGGTTGACGATGCCGCCGGTAAGGCGTGGCGCCGCTCGGAATGTGACGTAGAAATCGGTCTGGCACTACTTGAAGCCCTGATTACCGGGCGCTCGTATGCGCTGGTTTGGGGCAACGATGAGCGTTGAAATTACCTTTCAGCACGCGTCCAGCGCCGTTGTCGAGTACGTGCCGGGACGTCGCCGCGCCCGTTCAGCCGGCCTGATCACGTGGCGGGACTCCGATACGGAATTCTCAACGCTGTTCACGCCCAAGATGGTGTACCGGTGGCAGCGTCCGAACCGCGAGGGCGGGGCATGGACCGGGCGTACTGCGGGGCTTTCCCGTGGCGAGCCGAGCCATATCCCTAATCCGCTTGGTGTGGTGCCGCTGGTCGAGTTGCAGAACCGTTCTCGGCTGCATGGCTCGCCCCGCAGTGAGCTTGCAACGGTGCTGCCACTACAGGATGCGGTGAACACCCTTTGGGCTCACCTGATGACCGCGTCAGACGGTCTCGCTCTTCCCGCTCGCGCTGTGCTCGGAATGGATCGCCCCGTTCGGGAGATCACCGATGACACGGGCGAAGTGGTCGGCGAGGAAGATTTGCCGCTCGACAAGTTCCGGTCGGACCGTCTGCTGTGGCTAGAGAAGGAAGGCGCATCCATTGCCGAATTCTCCGCCGCTGATCTCGATAACTACTTGCGGGTTATTGATAAGGCGGTCGAGCACATCGCGGCGCAGACACGCACACCCGCTACGTACTTGACGGGTGCCCTGATTCAGGTGAGTGCCGATGCTCTCGCGGCAAGTGAGGCCGGTCTAGTCGCAAAGGTGACGGAGAGGCAGCGTCATTTTGGCTCCGCGCTCCGCGAGATCATGCGGCTTGAAGCTCTTGCGAACGGTGAGCCGGAACGGGCGGAGTCGCTTGCGCTCGGTGGTGTCATTTGGCGGGACCCGCAGTTCCGAAGCGATAGTCAGTATTCCGATGCGCTGGTCAAGATGAAGGCTATCGGGGTACCGGATGAGGCCCTTTGGGAGCGAATCCCTGGAGTTACGCCCGAAGTCATCAACCGATGGAAGAGCATGCGGGATGACCAGGCTTCGGCGATCCTCGGGGGCGGCATGGCCGATCTCTTCGGCCCCAAGCCGGACCAGGACCAGGCCGAGGGGCCGCCCGTAGAGGCTGCCTGATGGCCCTTGTAGACGATTTGGCAGGCGCACGGTACACCCAAGCCCAAAGCATTTCCCGAGCCGTCGTAGCGGCCATCCAAGGGCTTTGGCGGGAGGTGCCTGCGGACCGGATTCTGTCGGCCATGCAGGGTGAGACGGGAGCGCAGATTCTCCGCGCTGTCCTGGCGGGGCAACTCTCCGCAACTCAGGGCGCCCAACTATTCGTTGGCGCGTCTATGGCCGCTCAGGGGGCCGCAGCGGCACCCCTCGGAACGGTCAACCCTTCCGGCCTGGTCGGCATTGCGTCCGACGCTCGTCCGCTCGCCTCACTGCTGTACCTGCCGAGTATCACAACGGCGCAGAGTCTGGCAGCCGGCGAGAGCGCAGAAGTGGCCGCGCTACGGGGTCTTTCGCAGATGTCCATGATGGTGAGTACTCAGATTGCCGACACCGTGCGTGCTGCCAACTCCATAGCCATGGCTGCCCATCCACGCTGTGTGTCCTATGTTCGCGTGGTCAAGTTGCCCGCTTGTGCGCGGTGCATCATCCTCGCCGGTCGTCAGTACAGCTACAGCACAGGTTTCAAGCGTCATCCCAAATGCGACTGCGGCATGCAGCCGATGACCAATGACGAATGGAAGGCGAGCAAGAGCCCCGAGGACTTGTTCCGAGAGATGAGCCCCGAGGAGCAGCGCAAGCGGCTCGGCGAGGCAGGAGTCAAGGCACTTGCAGCCGGGGCGGATCTCGGGCAGATCATCAACGCTCGCCGAGGAATGGCCACCGCCCTAACTGGCCATGGCCGTATGGCAGTTACGACCGAGGGTGTAACGAAACGTGGGCTCGGGTCGCAGGCTATGCGCTCCGATTTTCAGAAGGTTCCGGGCAAGCGCTACGAGCGAGCCAAAGAGGCACGGCTCATGCCCGAAACGATATTCAAGCTCGCTGGTGAATCCCGCGAGCACCAAATAGCCATGCTCAAGAAACACGGCTACATCACCTAGGGGGACCTCATGGCGGATACGCCGAACACGAGCGCAGCGGACGAGCCGAAGATCGGCGAGGACGAGCACCAGGGCGCGAAGGCCGAGGGCGAACAGCCGGCCGAGGGTGCCGAGCCCAAGGAGCTGACTGCCGAGCGCACTGCCCGAGAGGCTGCCGAGAACCGCGCCACGGAGGCTGAGGCGGAAGCGGCTCGGCTGCGCCGCTCGAACGCTGCACAGAAGCCGGATGACGTGGCCGCTCTGCGAGCCGAGATCCGCGCAGAGTTCACGGTGCAGCTCGTCCGGGCGGAGATTCGAGCGGCTGCGGCGGGCCGACTGCGGGACCCTGCCGACGCGCTCGCCCTGGTCGACGCTGCCGCGCTCACCGGTAAGAGCGGGGAGGTCGACGTCAAGGCGGTATCGGCTGCCGTCGAAAAGCTGATCAAGGACAAGCCGTACCTTGCCGCCGCGCTGGACCCGAACCGACAGGCCCCGATGTGGGGCGACGTAGGCGCGGGTCAGCGCGAGTCTGCCGAGCCCGAGCCCGCTACCCCGCAGGACCGTTTGCGGCGTGCTTACCGCACGGACTGACCTTTCACCGCTTTACCCATTCCAGGGGACGCACTCAATCCGAGTGCCGTCCCTTTTTTCATGCCCAAAATCAGGGGGATTTACTAAATGGCACTGACCCTTCCCGAGGCTGCGAAGCTCTCGACCACGGATCTCCAGCGCGGAGTCATTGAGACTTTCGTGCAGGAATCCAGCATTCTGGACCGCATTCCGCTGCTGACCATTCAGGGCAACGCGTACGCCTACAACGAGGAAGGCACGCTTCCGGGCGTTCAGTTCCGAACGGTTAACGAGGCGTACGCCGAGAGCACGGGCACTGTGAACCAGAAGAGCGAGTCTCTCGTGATTCTGGGTGGTGACGCGGACGTGGATAAGTTCATTGTCCAGACGCGCGGCAATCTGAACGACCAGCGCGCTATTCAGACGCGCATGAAGATCAAGGCAGCGTCCTACAAGTTCGCCGATACCTTTTTCAACGGCGACACCGCGACGGACGCTAAGTCCTTTGACGGTCTGCGGAAGCGTCTGACCGGTGGGCAGGTACTGAGCGCGGGCACGAACGGTGCCCCGATTGTGGGCGCTGGTGCTGACGACTCCCACAAGTTCTTCGACCTTATGGATCAGCTCGTTGCACAGGTTCCGGGCCTGAACAGCACTAACGGAGCGCTGTACGCGAACCGTCAGGTGATCGCGAAGGTGCGTTCTGCGGCTCGCCGGATCGGCGGTTTCGAAATGGTTCGCGAGGCTCTTACCGGAAAGCTCGTAGCGACGTACAACGGCATTCCGATCCTTGACCCCGGCCAGACTGCGGCGGGTGCGGACATTCTTCCGCAGACGGAGACTCAGGGTTCGGCAGTCGACGCGTCTAGCATTTACGCCGTTCGCTTCGGTCAGTCTGAGGATGACCGCGCGGTTACCGGTCTGACCAACGGCGGAATTCAGGTCACGGACCTGGGCGAGCTTGAGACCAAGCCTTCTTACCGGACGCGAATCGAGTTTTACACCGGACTCGCGATCTTCGGCGGCCGTGGTGCCGCGCGTCTTAACGGCGTCCTCGCCAAGTAATCCGAAGGGGGTACGGAATGCCACCGCGTAAGCGGGCAGCGTCCGCCCCTCAGATTCCGCACACGGATTCTTGCGGTGCCCCGGAACGAGTCGAGTCCTTCCCGGTACTCGATTCCTCCGGGGCCCCGCGAACCGTGGCGCGGTGTCTGGCGTGCGGCGCTCAGACAGTTACATAGCAAGGGGAGGTAACGCGTAATGGCACTCCCCGCATTGGCCACAGTTGAAGAGCTCGCAGCGTGGATGCAGCGAGAGCCGGCCGAGATGCCCGGGGGCGCTGCCCTGGTGCTCGACACCGCGTCGGCCATCGTCCGCAGCGAGGCACGGCAGAGATTCACCAGGGGAACGAGCACGGTAGCCGTGGCCACACACGGCCAGTACGCCCCGCTACCCCAACGACCGGTTGTCTCGGTCCAGCGGGTACGGCGCGGGGGGACGGACCTGCCGCCCGAGGACTACCGGCTGTGGCGGGACGAGCTCCATTTCCGGCAGCTCGGGACCGGCCCCGTCTACGTCACCTACACACACGGATACGCGACCGTCCCGGCGGACGTACGAGCCATCGTGCTCACGCTCGCCGGCCGTGTGCTGACCAACCCAAGCGATCTACGGCAAGAGAGCGTCGGGTCCGTCTCGGTGACCTACGCGGCCGAGACCATCGGCGCTTCCCTCGCCCCCATCGAGCGTGACCAGCTCGCCCGGTACCGCCCTCGCGCTGCCGTGGTTGGTCTCGGGAAGGGGGCGCCCTGGTGACCCTCCACTACGGACAGACGGTCGTAATCCTCCGGGCGCCATTCGTGGTGGACCGGTACGGCAACGAGACGAGTGAGCGGGATTGGTCGAGCGCGACCCGCACCACGGTTCGCAGCGTGTCGGTACAGCCCGACTCCTCGACCGAGGAAGACGGGGACCGTCCCACCGTGACCAGTGGGCTCCGGCTGACGACCCGACGCGGGGTCGATATCGACCTAGTGCCCGGAGACCGCGTGATTGCCCTCGGTCGGCTCCGGGAGACAGACGGGGACGTTGCGCGATGGGTCGTCGGGGGGCGACTGCATCACGCCGAAGCGAGGCTAAAGGAGGTGATCGGCTGATGAGATTCCGGCCCAATCGGAGTGGCATTAACTCCCTGATGAAGACACCCGAGACCGGTCGGGAAGTCGAGCGGACGGCAGCCCGTATCGCTGCGGCAGCCGAAGGAGACTTCCGCACCGACTCCGCTCTAGGGGCTCGTCGTTGGCGTGCCGCAGTGATCGGCAACTACGCCAAGCACGGGGATGCTGCGGGCACCAGGGCCGCTCTGCTGAGGCATCTGCGGGGTGGCGGGTGAACCTGCCCGTGCTCGTCATGCCGGACGCTGTGGCGGTGGCTACGGGCTATCTCCGTACCGCCCTCGCGGCAGCCGGCGAGCCCGTACCCGTGGTCTCCCGCATCCCCTCTCCTCGCCCCGCGCGCTTCGTTCAGGTGCAACGGGTCGGGGGCACCAGGGCCACGCCGGTAAGCGACCGGGCCCGGCTCGACTTCCACGTGTGGGCCGTCTCGGAAGCGGCTGCGCATGACTTGTGCGCCCTGGTGCGCGGGCTCATCGGGGCCATGCCCGGAGTCCGTGGCGGGGTGACGGTCTACAGCGTGACCGAAGTAGGGGGCCCGCAGTGGCTACCCGACGAAAAGACCAGCTCGGCGCGGTTCGCGTACGCCGCTGACATCCATATGCGTGGCCGAGTGCTCGACACTTCGAAGCCCGCCTAGAAATCAAATCCATTTACGTTCAAGGGGACACCCATGCCACTTTCCGCTAATGCGGTTCGCGTTGCCATTACCGGCGCCGCGTATGTTGCACCACCTAAGACCGCTGGTCCGGTCGATGCGGTGGCCGCTTGGCCTGCCGCTTTCAAGGATATCGGCTGGATTTCTGATGACGGAATCACCGAATCCAACTCGACGGACACCACGGAAATTAAGGGCTGGCAGGGCGGGCAGACCGTCCGCAAGGTCATCAGTTCTTCCGAAGTGACGTTCTCCTTTACGGCCATCGAGTCGAACAAGACCGTTCTAGAGCTCTATCACAAGGGTTCCAAGGTCGTTACCACGACTGGCAAGTCGGTACTTGCGATTAAGGCACCCGGTCCAGACCGGCGCGCTTTCGGTTTCGATCTGGTTGACGGCGACGCACACATTCGCATCGTCATTCCGGACGGCGAGGTAACCGAAACCGGCGAAATCACTTACAAGTCTGACGAAGCGATTTCGTACGAGCTCACCATCACCGCTTACCCGGACGCTTCCGGCACGGTCGCAATCAAGTATTCCGATGACCCCGCGTGGGGCGTGTAGCAGAAACGTTCCGCCTGATCTATCAGCACAGCACAACCCACGGGGGAATTATCAATGAGCATGGCTTTTAATCTCGACCTTTGGGTCCGTGAGGCACGGCGCGAGCCTTTCCGTTTCACCCTTGCCGATACCGAATACACGATGCCGTCTGCGGGCGAGATCGACAAGAGCATTCTTGAAACCGTCAACGTCGTGAATCCGTCCACGGCGGATATTACGACGCTGCTGCGGACCGGTCTGGGCGACCAGTGGGAACGCTTTAACGCGCTGCCCCTGCCCCTTGCCGCTGTAGGCGAGCTGTTCCGTCAGTGGCAGAACTACGAGGGCGCTCCGCTGGGGGAATCTCCGGCCTCTGCCGACTCCTGAGTGAGCACGGGGAGGCCATAGAGAGCGATCTACAGCGCTACTACGCCACGGATATCCGGGACGTTCACCGCCCTGATTCGGGGCTCACGTGGCGGCGTGTACGGGCTCTGATTACCCATCTGCCTGCGGACTCCGCCCTTGCCCGGTCGATGGCCGGCCAGGACGCGGGTTGGTCCCTGGAAACGCATCTTCTCGCGGCAGTTCATGACCGTCTCGCCGAAGCGAATTGGCAGCGTGGCAACGCGGGCTCTAAGAGTCCGTCCCGTCGCCCCACTCCGATTCCCCGCCCTGGCCTAAGGCCCGATCGGATCGGCGGAACGCGTCGCACCCCGCAGGAAGTCGCAGAGTTCCTTGTCCGCCTGCAACCCGGGGCGGGTGACGAGTAATGGCCGTCGAAGTAGGCATGGGCTATGTGTCCATCGTCCCCGAAGTCGAAGGGTTCGCAGGCGAGCTTGACCGGGCGGTTACCGGGCCTGCGGAATCGGCTGGGCAGGAAGCTGGACAGACAGCCGGCGAGGGCTTCACGGGCAAGATGGGTGGCATTCTAAAGGGCGGCCTCGCTGCGGTCGGCATTGCTGCTGCGGCAGTCCTCGCCAAGGGCTTCATGGATGCGCTGGATCAGACCGCTATCAACGGAAAGATTCAGGCACAGCTCGGCTCGACCCCGGCGGAAGCGGCTCGCTACGGAAAAGCTGCCGGACAGCTCTATGCGCACGGTGTCGGGGAAAGCGTTGCGGAAGCTGCGGACGCGATATCCGGCGTTATGCGAGCGGGCATCCTCCCGCCGGATGCAACCAATGCCCAAATCGAAGCGATCACCGGGAAGGTCAAGAACCTTTCCGACACGTTCGAGCTCGACCTAGGCCAGACGAGCAATGCCGTTGGGCAGATGCTCAAGAACGGTCTAGCCAAGGATGGGGCGGAAGCGCTCGACATCCTGACTGCCGGAATGCAGAAAATGGGTCCGCGTGCCGATGACATGGCGGACACGTTCAACGAGTATTCCACGAAGTTCCGGGATCTCGGTCTGTCCGCTGCGGACGCCATGGGGCTCATGTCCCAAGGAATGCTTGCAGGTGCCCGAGACACGGACACCGTTGCCGACGCTCTGAAGGAATTTCAGATCAGGGCGACGGACGGCAGCAAGGCAAGTACCGATGCGTACGTAGCTATCGGACTCAATGCCGCTGAAATGACCAAGAAGATTGCGCGAGGCGGGCCCGAAGCCAAGGCCGGTTTGCAGCAAGTCCTAGACGGTCTCAAGGCCATTCAGGACCCTGCCGAGCGGAGTGCGGCAAGCGTCGGGCTTTTCGGTACGAAGTCCGAGGATCTCGGGCAGGCCCTTTACGCACTGGACCCCAAGACTGCCGTTAAGGCCATGGGGGACACTGCGGGTGCTGCCGACAAAATGGCGGACGCACTCCACAATAATGCGTCGGCCAGGATTGAGCAGTTCAAGCGCACAGCCGAAGTAGCGGTTACCAACTTCATTGGCGACAAGGTGTTGCCGCCGCTCATCAGCTTTGCAAGTACGGCAAAAGATGTTCTCGGTCCGGCGCTCGGAACGGCCCGCGACGTAGTCGGAGGATTTCTTTCGGCTTTCTCGTCCGGGGCCGGCGGCTCGTCCATTGCGACTTTCGGGCAAACTCTGCTCGGTCTCGGAACGACAATCCGTGACGCGGTATCCCCGAGTGTGAGCGCTCTGGTTACGCAGTTTCAGACCAGCGTACTTCCCGCCCTACAGGGTGTTTGGTCGGTTGTCTCAGGGCAGGTCATTCCCGCTTTCATGGCGTTCTACAGCGCTCTTTACAGTTCGCTGGCGCCCATCGTCACGCGGATAGTCCTGATCTTTACTGAGACCGTGATACCGGCCCTGATGCGGATATACGCGACCGTCTACGAGAAGGTGCAACCGGTCCTTGCGGCGCTTTCTGAGTTCATCACCTCGCGGGTTGTGCCTGCGGTGCAGATGATCGGCGGAAAGCTGCAAGAGCTGTTCGAGAAGGCGCAGCCGGTCATTTCGGTTGTCGTGACCGTGATCGAATGGCTTGCCAAGCTCGCCGCGAGCATCCTTAGTGTCGTCATTCCGGTCATTCTGCAACTCGCAGGGCCGATTTTTTCGGGGCTGTTCTCGGCAATCGGTACAGCCATCGGCTGGATTGGCAATGTCATTGGATGGCTCGGCAGTCTCGGACAGGCCTTTGTCGGGGCTGTCCGTTGGGTGGCCGACTTCGGCCGGAACGCGATAGCGAAGCTGGACGAGTTCGCGCGTTGGATGGACGGGCTAGGCCCGAGAATTCGCGACGGGCTGGGCGACTTCGGAAACTATCTCGTCGGCAAGGGCGCGGATTTGGTGCGGGGCCTTTGGTCGGGTGTTCAGAGTATGGGCGCCTGGCTCCGAGACAAGCTTATCGGCTGGGCTCGCAACACGATTCCCGGTCCCATTGCCGATGCGTTGGGTATTCATTCTCCTTCCCGTCTGATGCGGGACGAAATCGGCCGTTGGCTTCCCGCCGGTATTGCCGAGGGGATCGACGACGAACAAGCGTCTCTAGACGCACGCCTACAGGCAATGGTCAAGGTTCCCGATATCGGCTCGGTACGGGCAGCCGGCCCGGTTCGTCTCGCCAACGAGTCCAGCGCAAAGGACAGAGCCCTTGTGGCTGTCCTGCGGGCTCTGGAAGCGGACCAGGGCCGCGAGATCGTCGTCAGGGTCGGAGAGCAGGAGATAGCCCGCGCAGTGGAGTACGGGCAGCGTCAGCTAGCTAGGAGGTGACATTTTGAGTTTGTGGATCGGGCGCCTGGGTGCGCTACGTGAGATCACTGATGGTGCTGAAATGGACCGGAGCCCCGAGCTAGGGGTGAAGGAATTCCGTTCGCTCGGCGGTGGCGTGACCACCTGGGCGCCCCCCACACAGCCGCGCCGGCTGTCCCTCTCATGGGACGCAATGCAGTCCGAGGACGCGTATCACGTCGATCGTCTCGCACGTCGCGTAGACGGTCCGGGACCCATTCACGTGGTGGACCCGGGCTCGGACAACTGGCTCACTGCCACACAGGGTGCGGGTCGAATCATGCTGTCCACACAGGATGAATGGGTTCATGATCCGGCCGTGATCTTCCCTCCGGCCTCGCTGGATTGGGACATCCTCAGGATTTCCATGCCGGTATCCGGCGGCAGCATGCGCATTCAGTACAAGAGACCGGACGGGACATCGTATCCGGTAGCCCCGGGAATGCAGGTCAGCTTTTGGGTCCCCGGCATGGTCGGAGCGGCCAACGAATGGCGCTACTACTTTCAGACCACTACCGGAGCGAGTGTTTCTTCAACGGGCAGCACCAGCGCGAGAATTGACCGTCCGTTCATTGCTACAGCCCCGGAGGGAGCCGCGTATGTCGTACCCGTGATGTGGTTCAACAAGCCGTTTGTAGACCTCCCCATGACCGGGGCGGTACTGCGCGAGGCACACCCCGAGGACGTGACTGCTCGTACGGTCAAGCGGCAGGGATTCAGTACGGCCGTACAGGGGGGTACGGCACCGGTCGGGGACTTCACCCCGGGGACTGGAGTCACGCTGTCCGTGAGCGGCGGTAAGACGATGCTCGTCAGCTCGGGCGCGAATTCAAGTCTGAGCTTTGGTACGGCCACCCGCTTCGCGGTCAACCCGGGCGAGCTGGTGAGTCTGACGCACGTGGTACCCGGAGCGACCACAAGCGCACTGCTCTGGACGGACAGTGACGGAGCGATCGTCAGTCAGTCCCGGGATACCACCATTGGCAGGGCCCCCGCCGGAGCGTCCTACGTGTGGCCACGGGTCGAGCTCGGGGCAGTCACTCCGGCTACAGCCATCGGGGCCGCTTCGCTGGAGATCTACGCGGCTCCGAGCGTGCCCCCGGGCGAGGCAATGCGGCCCTACTCGGTCACGGGCTACTCGCAGAGCTCGGCGGCCGGCTCGGCAGACCTGCGGTCCGTCTCGCTTGAGCTGGTCGAGGTGACCACATGAAGATGACGATGCCGCTCGTCACGGCCGCGCTGTCCGAGGGCGAGCGCACCGCTTCGCACTCTGTTCGCCTCGCCGGTCGTGAGCTCGGGCCGCAGGTACGCAACTGGTCGTTGGACCGGGCGTACGCAACCGACTTGCCGGCGAGCATGCGGGCTTTCAGCGGGAGCTCGTCCGCACAGCTCGACGTGACGCTGTCCGGGGCCGCAGGAAAGCCCGCACCCGCTCTCTACGGCCCGTGGGCTCCGAGGGCTACCGGGGACATCGTCCGCCCGAGTCAGTCAGTGGTGCACGCGTGGGGAGTCGGTGGATATCCGCTCGACACGTTCCGGGGCACCGTACGCACTCGCTCGGGAAGTTCGGGCGAGGATGCAGTCAGGGTCTCTGCACTGGACGGAGCCGAACGGCTGCGCTTTCCTGCCCGACTTCCGCGCCCTGACAGAGTGCTCGCGAACGAGCTGACTTTCGGAGTGGCTACGAGTTGGGCCGCTTCCCCTGTGTGGGTTGTGGACCATCTGCTACGGCTCGGCGGTATTCACACCTGTCCGCCCCCGCGCTCTACGGCGATTCTCTATGCCTCGCTGCATGGCGGAGTCGCCCCGAACATCGGCTACTTGGAGGACACTTCGGGGCTGTGGGCCTATTGGACCGACTATAAAGCACCCTGGGAATCAGCCGCACTCGGCGATGACCGCATATCGGATGCGGACTATATTCCGCGAACCAAACCCGTAAACCGGCGCTCCGATGGGCTGTGGCTTGAACACTGGCTCGACACCACGGGGAACACGACGTCCGATGAGGGCATTGCCCGCATCCATACAACATGGATCGCCAATGGCCTATACCGCTGCTATGTCACCATGGAAGCAAATTTCCAGTCGGGGAAACTCACCGTCTGGAACGGGACGAACGCCGACTACAACGCTAACCAAGCTCTTCAATGGACGTTCGACCAGCTAAAGGCCCCGGGGCTCTGGCACATCGGATGGTGGCTTTCCTGGTCTACCACTGGAGTGCCCACCCTTTCGCCGGTAGTGACCAATCAAATCGGCGTAGCGCAGACATTCAGCGATGCGGTATTGAGCGCTACGCCGGTACCGCCCGCAAATCTGGATCAGGTCCGACTGTCCATAAAGCAGATACGGGCTGAATGCTTCCAAGTTTCACAGCAGACCAGCCGGCCCAACTCGCCTGCCGAATTCAGTCAGGCCGGAACGTGGAAGCGCGGGGCCTCTCTCAGTAAGCCCCGGTTCCCACTGGAGAATATTCCACGAGTCGAAGGAAGCGCGTGGGATGTCATCACACAGATAGCCAAGACCACACTTGCGACGGCCGAATTCGACAGTAACGGATTCTTCCGATGGCGAGACCATACGCGATGGGAAACAGTCCCGACGCAACCCGCTCTAACCGTATCGTCCACTCGCGAATTGGCATCGCTTACGGTGGGCGAGGAGATCGACGCTTGCCGGAACTATGTGGCCGTGAAATGGTCCAACTGGGGGCGCGTTAAAGGTGACCAGCTAACCCCGGTAGCCGAAGCGCGCACGGGCACGGCAATTGCAGCCGGAGCCACGTTGACGCGAGTATTGCCAATCGGCGAGGACCAATGGGACCCGCGCACGCCCAATGTCTATGTGGACCGGCTGCCTGACTGTGTTTCGATCAAGGCGACGGCAGACAGTGACTCTGCGGGGGTGTACGGCGCGGTAGAGGTGACGCTTACCCGCGACGGTGGACAGGTCACCCTGTCTATGCGCAATAGAGCCTCGTACACGGTGTATTACCACGGTGTCAGTGCCTTTGCCCGGACCACTTCGTCAGACAGTCCAGCCGGCCCAACGGACACGCTGACTACGGTACAAAGCTCAGCCTCACAGCGGGCTTACGGCGTGCAGGTCTACGAGCACCAGGGCACGGAATGGGTGCAGTACCGGGACTCTGCCGCTGAACTGGCGAGCGCCATTCTGGCAGCCGGACAGTACCCGATTCCATCGCTGCAATCCGTCGAAATTCTCGCCGACCCTCGCCTAGAACTAGGTGACGTGGTGCGAGTTGTGGACCGCACGGGGGCAGCACTCGACACCCTCGCATGGGTCGTCGGAATCAAAACCAACGGGGGCGACGACGGACGCGTAACGCAAATTCTTACGCTCCGGGGAACCAAAGCCAACGGGATTCCGGCCGATACAGGGCTCGTACCTGATCCGCCGACCAACCCGAACGCGCCCCCGCCATAACCAGGGGGATGAATGGCAGAGCGTGAAGCGGAAAACCGGCTCGGCGTAGTCGAGATCGGCGCGCGAGAAATCTATGACGAAGTGGTCGGGCTCCGCGAGGACATGCGATCCGTTGCCGAAAAGGGCGAAGAGCTGCGGGCCGACGTGGACGACCACGAAACCCGAATCCGGGACCTTGAACGGTGGCGGTACGCGCTGCCCGTTGCCGCAGCCTCCGGAGTCGTAGCCGCTGGTGTGGCCGTAGCAAAGGCCACCGGCAAGGCTTAACCAAACAGCAGTACATCGAGCCCCGTTCCGGGGATACCGGGCGGGGCTTTTTCATGCCAAAAAATCAGGGGGAACTGTGGGAACCGTAGACGCGATGATTAGTGCCGCAACGGCTGCACTCGGATACAAGGAAGGACGCAACAACGACACGACTTATGGCCGCTGGTACGGGCTGAACTACAACCCGTGGTGTGACATGGCGGTTTCGAAGTGGGCCGAGGAGAGCGGTAACGCGGGTACGGTCGGCCACTTCGCCTACTGCCCGAGCCACGTGAATTGGTTCAAGGCGCGCGGCCAGTGGACCGGCAAGAACAGCCCCGCGAAGCGCGGAGACATCGTGTTCTTCACGTGGGACGGGGGCCCGGTCGCCGATCACGTCGGCGTGGTCACCGAGGACTCCGCCCCGGGCTCGACGGTTCGCAGCATCGAGGGCAACACCAGCTCGGGCGCTGCGGGCTCGCAGGACAACGGGGACGGCGTATACCGGCGTACCCGGAATCGGTCCGTGATCCTCGGGTTCGGCCGGCCCGTGTACGACCAGCCGCGCGGGCTCGCTCCGTTCCCGGGAGCCGCGTGGTTCAAGGCCTCGCCCCGTAGCCCGCTGGTCACTGCCATGGGTATTCGGCTCGCTGCCGAGGGATGCGGTCGGTACACGTCCGGTCCCGGTCCGCAGTGGACCGACGCGGACCGACAGAGCTACGCGGCATGGCAGCGCAAGCGGGGCTACAGCGGCTCCGACGCGGACGGCTGGCCCGGTCGCACCACGTGGGACGCGCTCCGCGTTCCTGCGGTCTAAGTCATCACACCCCGTAGCGGAACGGGGGTTCGTATGTCCGATCCGGGCGATTCCGCAGCTGGCTGCAGCCCGGTCGGTACTCACTTTCGGCAACAACTAGGGGGATTTTCAATGCAGTTCGTCAAGGCTCATCCGGCCCGGATCTACGCGGTACTCGTTGCCGCGCTCGCCCTGGTCGTCCACTACGTTCCGGCGCTGCCGTCGGCCCTGATTCTTGGTCTCGCTGCGGCGGTGCTCGGTATCGGCGAGGCGGTGCAGCGGACCGAGGACGGTAAGACCGCCGTAGCCGGCGAGCTCGGCGAGCACCAGGCCGTGACCGAGGAGTGAGCTACAGGCATGTAGCCCTGATGGGTCGGGCGGGGGCCGGGAAGGATGCGGCTGCCGCCCGGCTCGTTCAGCGCTACCAGTTCACGCGGGTGGCCTTTGCCGATCCGCTGCGGAATGCCGCACTCGGGCTTGACCCGATCATCGGCAGCGAGCCGACCGGTTACGGCCCGATCCCGCTCCGCCTGTCTGACGCTGTACGGCGTCATGGGTGGGACCGGGCCAAGGGGGCCCCGGAAGTTCGGCGGACGTTGCAGCGGCTCGGGGAGTCAATCCGGGCCCATGACCCCGAGCACTGGATTCGCCTCGCCCTCGCCAAAATCGACGTGGCGGATAGGTGGGGACTGCCCGTGGTCATCACGGACGTACGGCACGACAACGAAGCTCGGGCGCTTACTCGCCGGGGCTTCCTGCTCGTCCGTGTGGTCCGTCCCGGGCACCAGGGTCCAGCCGGCGAGGACCAGCGGCAGCACGTGAGTGAGACCGCCCTAGACGGCTTTCTCGCCGATGCCGAGCTCGTCAACGGCGGGACGCTCGCCGAGCTGCACAGCGCAGCCGACCGCCTCGCGGTACGGCGCTGATCTACCAGCGTTACGGGGTGGCGAGAGTGACCCTTCTTCCCCTTCTTTCTTATTTTTTCTTGTGATTCAAAAAATAGGAAAGAACCGTCACTCTGCCACCCCTCCCAACCCACTAACCCCCGAGGGGATACCTATGCCCGGACAGATCCGGACTATCAAGCGCAGTGGCTCGCGCTACTACATCAGCCCTGAGACCGCCGAAAAGGTCCCCGGAGTCACTTCCGTTGTCGGCATGCTCCCAAAGCCCTTCTTGACCTTCTGGGCGGCTCGCATGACCGCAGAGACGGCAGTTGAGAACCTGGACGCCGTACGCGCTATCGCTGAACGCGACCCTGCCGGAGCAATCGACTTCCTGCGGAACTCCCACACCCGGTACACCAGCCTGCGGGCAAAGGTTGGATCGGACGCGCACGATCTCTTTGAGCGCATGATCCGGCTGGAGGAGATCGGGCGGGTGCATCCGGACCTTGAACCGTATCGGCTCGGCTTCGCTGAATTTTTGCTCGCTGTGCGTCCGCAGCTTATTCGGGCCGAGGACGTGTGTTGGTCCGACGAGCACGCTTATGCGGGCTCCTTTGACGCGATCATCCGTGTCCGGCTCGGCGAGGACGGAAAGCCCGATCACGAAAACGGCGAGTGGCACACGCTGCTAGTGGACTGGAAGACGTCCAAGTCTGCTTACCCGGATGTGGCGCTACAGCTTTCCGCGTACGCCCATGCTGACCGGATTGTTTCGCCCGACGGAACTTCGGAGCCTATGCCGAGGGTGGACGGTGCGGCAGTTCTCCACATCACTCCGGAGGGTTGGGTGTTCAAGCCCGTCCGGATTGACGAAGAGATCTTCAATGTCTTTCTGACGCTGCGGCATGTTTTCCAGTGGGACCGTGAGATTTCCAAGACGGTGTTCGGCAGCCCGATTGCGCAGAGCGTCCGCCGGCTCATCACTGGCACACAGCGCCGAGCGAGCTAACACCCGCAGTACCCGACACCAGGCGACCCGCGAAGAACGCGGCTCGTCTTTTTTCATGCCCAAAATCAGGGGGATTTCAACACATGGCAATTCGCATTTTCGAGACCGACCCGAACGCCAAGCCCAAGGGTTCGTTTTCGGATGACACCGTTGGCCGCTTCCACGGTGGAAAGCAGACGGACGGCATTCCCGTTGCGCTGTCCGAGTGGCGTGTGACTACCGGAGATCCGGAAGTTGCCGACGCTATCGCACAGCTCATGGGCGGACAGGCGGTAGAGACCGATTCCACGTCGGAAAACTTCATCGAGGTTCTGACGACCACCAATAAGGTCAAGGTCGTTCTCTCCGGCCCGGCCGCTGTTACGTCCGATCTCAAGCTGTGGAACGGCTCGCAGCTTATCCACCACTGCGACGGGGTGGAGTTCCTTTCCCCGGATGAGGATCGGGGTATGCCGTGCCGCTGCCCCGCTCTGATGGAGGACCGGAAGGCCGCTGCAAAGACGAAGCGGGGTCCGTCTCCGTCGATCTCGGTTCTGTTCCGCCTCGCCGAAGATTACGATCTCGGGCTGTTCCGATTCCAGACGGGCTCTTGGAAGCTCGCGGAAGTTCTGCACGAGGTTGAGAACGCGCTCGAAAAGGTCGGGGGCGAGGCCCTGGCGACCATTGAGCTTGAGCTCGTCGAGTACACCACAAAGACGGGCCGGGACGTTTCGTACCGGAAGCCCGTAATCAAGGTTCTCAAGTCCTGGTCGGACGCTGTGGCCGAGCCGACTTTCTAGCCGGCCGAGGGGTCCCGGCTGACCCCCGGGGCCCCTCTACGAACGAGGGGGAAGCGCAATTCCGATCCTGGAACTCTGCGCGGGATACGGGGGGATCGGCCGAGCCGTTGAGGCTCTGACCGGGGACAGGATCAGGTACGTAGCGGAAGTAGACCCGTACGCGTCCCTGATCCTGGCAACCCGATATCCGCACGCGCCGAACATCGGCGACATTACACAATTCGATTGGTCCACGCTGAAAGATCAGGTGGACGTCATTACGGCAGGTTTTCCCTGCCAGGACATCAGCAATGCGGGGAAGCGGGCGGGGATTCATGGCGAGAGGTCGGGTATTTGGGAAAGCGTCCTCGGGGCCGTTCGCGTTCTTCGACCACGGCTCGTTTTCTTGGAGAACGTATCCGCCATCCGAAACCGAGGCTTGGCGCACGTACTCGGGGGCTTGGCCGAGAGCGGGTATGACGCGCGCTGGTGTTGCTTCCGAGCGTCCGCTACTGGAGCCCCCCACATGCGAGATCGCTGGTTCTGCATCGCCACCCCTATTGCCGACTCCGACAGCCTCCGACGCATCGCGCGGACCTGATTTCGCAAAAGCGGACCGGGCCGGAGCCGGCGGGGACGATCTGGTTACCGCAGTGGCCCGGATCTTCGACAAGGACCGGGCGCACAAGTTGTTCAAGACTCCTACGGCGAATCTCGGATCGAACGGGGCGGCACAGCATCCCGATAAGCGGCGTGCGGGTGGGCACGGACCGAATCTCGATGACGAGGTTTCGTTCTTGCTTCCTGTCGATCCCGAGATTGCGGAAGAGACCCCGGGGGCCTTTCACAGCCCGCCGGAATGGTGGGCAGAGTTCGCACCCGCTGTGCACCGTTGGGAAACCCTGATGGGCACTCCGGCACCCATTCCAGTCGAGTTCGGGCCCCGTGGTGGACGTCGTCTCGCTTCGGTATTCGCCGAATGGCTGATGGGACTTCCCCGGGGGTGGGTCACCCATATTCCGGGACTCAATCGAGCGAGGCAGCTTAAGGCGGCCGGTAACGGCGTCGTATCACAGCAGGCTTTTACGGCCTATCTGCATCTACTGAACTACAAGGGGGATACGAACAATGGCTAAGAGGGGTGTAGTCACTGACTATGCGGGCGAGGAGCTTTACAAGGGTGACCTAGTCGCCTATGCGGCTCGGCAGGCCAATCGAGTGCGTATGGCTGACGCAATCGTGGACAAGGTAACCGCGCGTCTTGTTGACGGGCGTCTCCGGCCGATGCTGCGAATCAGCCCGACCGGCACAGAGTCCGGATTCGCGAAGCGGCGCACGCTCCGAAAGGAATGGATCGGCTCGGAACACGTGCGGCTGATCATTCCGGGCGAGCGAAACCAGTAAGAGGACTACGAGAGGGCCGGAGAAACCTTACGGGGTGACTCCGGCCCTTTCGCATGGGGGGGGGACATGAAGCTTGCAGTAACAGAACACCAGGCACCCGCACTCGGTGAAATCCGGGCACTCAAGTCCGGGGATGAGCTGCACCTGTTTACGGGGTGGAAGCAGCGTAAGGACTGGATTCGCATCCTCGCTGCGGCAGCACACGCGATGGCACGGGGCGCGCAGATTCGTCAGGGGGCCGACCATGGCTAACCCCAACAAGCAGCGTGGCACCGCGTGGGAGAGCGCCGTAAGAGACCACCTAAACCGATTCCTCGGGCTCGTGGACGGCTCCGGGGCGTTCCTTGACCCGTTCCATCCGGGCAACGTGCGCAGGGCCGCACAAGAGGGCGCTAAGGACGTTGGGGACGTTCACGCACCGCCGTTCATCCTGGAATGCAAGGACGTGAAAAGTCCGGCCGTCCCCGCGTGGATTCGACAGGCAGAGATTGAAGCGGTGCACGCGGGATTCCCGTATGGGCTCGCGGTGCGGAAGGTTCGGGGGGCGAGCGTCGAAATGGGACGTGTTCATGTGTCGGTTAGGACGTGGACGCGTATCCGCCTCGCCCTTGGAATGCCGACGAACGAGTTTGCGGCGCTGTACGGCTGGTCTGTCTCGCTGCGGGGCCACGACTCCGGCCGCTGGTACATGACGACGACAGTGCGCGAGCTCGGGCACCTGATCGGCGACTACCGCCGGAACGTCACCGAGCCGGGGGTGTTCCGTGATCTTCGCTGACCTACTCAAACGCTTCACGGAGGTAAGCGAGGAGGCCGACGGAGGGTACGCCGCACGATGCCCCGCACATCCCGACTCCCGCCCGTCTCTCCGTATCTGGCGGGGTACCAACAACAAAGTTCGGATCACGTGCCGCGCGGGCTGTGAGACCGCCGACGTGATTGCAGCGGTCCGGCTCACGTGGGGCGACCTTTTCGACGTGAGCGGCCCCGGGGCCGTAGTGCCCGCTGAACGCCCCAAGCTCGTTCCCGTCGCGCTGACTGCTGCTCTTGCTGCCTACGCGGACCGGGCCTCGCTCGCCCTCGCAGACTTTGCCGGCGACTGGCCGCAGCGAGCTCGTACCTACCTCGCAGACCGCTTCGGGCTCGACCTAGAGACTGCTGCGGATCTCGGGCTCGGCGTGGACCACGGACACCAGGCCGAGGGCTTCCCGTACGTGTCCCGTGCCTACCAGGCCTACCCCCGTCTTACGGTCCCGCTGGTCGGATTCGACGGAGTGACCAGGGGCCTACAGGGACGGGACCTGACAGGCGAGTGTCCGGGCCGATGGCTGTCCCTCGCCAACCCTCGCGGGCACAGGTGGGCCACCTATGGCGTGATGCGGGGGCAGGGCGGTTACAGCACGGTCCTGATCACCGAGGGGCCCGGAGACGCACTAACGGCCGTGGCGGTCGGCTATGACGCGGTGGCCGTGCGCGGTGCCTCGCTCGCCGGCTCGCCCGAGCTGGTTGCCGAGCTCGCCGAGGGTCTGCGCGGACAGCTCGTCATCATCTGCGGTGACAACGACAACGCCGGATCGGGATTCTCTACCCGCCTCGCCGAGGGACTAGCCGCACACGGCGTAGACGCGCTCAAGCTCCAAATACCTGTGCCCGATTGGGACTTGACCGACTGGCGCGAATCGGCTCCCGAGCGGTTCGCCGCTGATCTACACCGTGCGGTCAAGGCAGCTCGTCCCGTGCGGGATACCGCAGAGCGAGAGAGGGAAGCACGCTCCGCCGAGCTTGCCGACCGCACCGGAGCCGACACCGTGACGCGGGACCAGGGCGCGGAAGCGGCAGAGATCCTGTCCAAGCTCGTATCCACGCTCGGTGAGTCCGACGCGATGAACGCACACGCGTTGGTCGCGTGGTCCGGGGGCCGAATCCGCTACGCATCCGGGCTCGGATTCCACACGTGGGACGGACGGGTTTGGGTCCGCTCCGACATGCGCGTACGGCAGGAAATCCATCGTATGGGGGCCGCGCTCGTCCTCGCCGGACAGAACCAGCTCGCACGCGGTTTCACCATGACGTCGCGCATCGACGCTCTTCTAACCGAGCTCTGTTCGGTCCCCAACGTCAGCATCGAAGCCACGGACTTTGATGACCGCCCCGACGTACTCAACTTCCGTAACGGGACAGTCGATTTGAAGACGGGCCGGCTGGACCCGCACGACCAGGCGGACCTACTGACGTACACGCTTGACGTGGATTACGTCCCTGATGCTCAGTGCCCCCGCTGGGAATCCTTCCTCGCCGAAGTCTTTCCCGACATGCCAGAGATGCCCGCCTACATTCAGCGGCTCATCGGCTACGGGATTACCGGGCACACCACAGAACAAGGATTCGGAGTGCTCTGGGGGAAGGGGGCGAACGGTAAAAGCGTGCTCGTGGACACCATAACGTCAGTGTTCCGCAGCATCACCCGCACGACTCCGTTCAGTACGTTTGAAGAGCGGAAGAGCGGCGGCATTCCCAACGATGTTGCCGCACTACGCGGATCGCGTCTTGTCATGGCATCCGAGGGCGAATCGGGCAAGGCCATGTCGGAATCAATCATCAAGCGGGTCACCGGTAAGGACATGATCGCAGCGAGATTCCTGCGGCAAGAATATTTCGAATTCAAGCCCTCGTTCCTACTGTTGCTCGCAACGAATCACAAGCCAAAATTCCGGTCGCAGGACGAGGGGTTGTGGCGAAGGGTCAAGCTGATTCCGTTCAAGCGCTGGTTTGCGCCGCACGAGCGGGACCCTGACTTGGACGCAAAGCTACTGCGCGAGGCTGAGGGTATTGCGGCATGGGCCGTGCGCGGGGCTGTGGATTGGTACCGGGGCGGGCTCCGGGACCCACAGCTCATCACGAGCGCAAGCCAGGAGTACCGCGAGACGTCAGACCCGCTCGCCGGCTTCCTACCCGGAGTGCTTGATTGGGCAGACGAGTCCGCTGTCATGAACGGCACTGACGCGTTCAACTTCTATTTGGACTGGTGCCAGGAAGAGAACTTGCCCGCAAAGGAACAGTGGACCCGCCGCGCCTTTTACGACGCCATGGAAGAGCGCGGAGCCGTGCGCAAGCGCACCAACAAGGGAATCTCACTAGCGGGACTCCGCCTTGCCGATGCGAGTCCCGAGGCGATCGGGCCGGGAATTTTCGGCAAATAGACACAGCACAAGGGGGCTGCTCACCTTAACCGGTGGGCGGCCCCCTTTTTCGTTTCACGGGGGAGACATGATCACCTATCGACACCAGCTAGCCGGCGAGCCTGTCACGGTCCGCGTACCCGAGACAACGGAGGATCTTGGAGAATTCTGGGAGTGGTTCTACCAGGCACGGGCGCGCGGCCCTATCGCCGTAGATACAGAGACCACAGGTCTCGACGTATTTAGTCCATCGTTTCGGCTCCGCACGGTGCAATTTGGCGACGAGCGGGACGCTTGGGTACTTCTGTACGAGTGGGGCGGATATCACGAGTCGTATGCACGTGATGCCCTCTTGCGTGCCCGAGAAATCCTGATTCACAACGCGTCTTATGACTGGCTCGTCCTCGGACAGTGCGCGGGAATCCCGCTGGAAGAGCTCGCACCGCACACCACGGATACTCGCATCCTCGCGGCCCTTTGCGACCCTAGGCAGCCGCAAGAGGGCGGCATAGGAACCGCGTTGAAGCCGCTTTCGGCGAAGTGGGTAGACCCTGCCGCCCCGGACACTCAGGGCGGGCTCACGGCGGTATTTAGGTCCCTCGGACTGACCAAAGAGACGGGATGGGCGGGAATCCCGCTGACCAACCCAACCTATCTGCTGTATGCGGGACTTGACGTACTGCTGACAGCTCGACTCGCTCCAGTCCTGCGGCGGGAGCTCGCGCGGCTCGGAGTACGTGACGAGCTGGTGACGTACGAGCACCAGATAGCCGAGCTGTGCGCGGTCATGCAGCGGACGGGACTACTCGTTGACCAGGACTATGCGGCCCCGCTCGCTCGCCGGCTCGCCGAGGAGGCAGCCGAGCACAGCACCATAGCGGCCCGGTACGGCGTGTCCGCAGTGGGCAGCCCCGCACAGGTAGCCGAAGCGCTACAGGGCATGGGGGAAACGCTCACCGAGCGAACCGACTCCGGGGCGCTCAAAGTGGATAAGGCCGTACTGCTGCCCCTGGCGGACCTTGACCGGGACTGGCAGCGGATCGGCGCGCGGACCCCAAATCCGGTGGCGCATGCGGTACTTCACGCGAAGCGTGCCAACAAGTGGGGCACGTCGTACGCCGAGCGGTTCATGTCCAAGCTCGATGCTGCGGGACGAATCCACCCGGTGATTTCGCCTCTCGCTGCACGCACTGGCCGCATGTCTGTCACGGACGGGCTGCACCAGCTCCCGAGCTCGGACCATGTGATTCGCCGCGCCATTCTCGCCGAGCCCGGACACGTCATGATCTCGACTGATTTTCAAGCAATTGAGATGCGCGTGTTGGCGGCCCTCGCCGACGTCAAGGCCATGAAATCCGGATTCATCAACGGTGGCGACGAGTTCGATATCCACGCCTACACCGCACACCTGATTAAGGGCGACGCGGCCACCCCGAAGGATCGGAAGGTGTTCAAGGGGGCTGGATTCGGCAAGGTTTACGGGGGTGGAGTCGCCACCATTGCGCGGCAAACGGGCGCCCCGGAATCGGAGATTGCGCAAGCGGTCGCCGCCTACGACCGGGCCTTTCCAGAGATCAAACGGTCGTCCGCGCGGTGGCAGCGGCAGGCATTCCAGAACCGCATGGTGTTCATTTCTGCGACCGGTCGAAGGCTTCCACTGGACCGGGACCGCACTTACGCCGTGGTCAATTATGCCTGCCAAAGTGCGGCCCGGGATGTCCTCGGAATGGCCATGCTGAATGTGCAGTCGGCTGGTCTGCTCGACTACTGCCGCCTGCCGATTCACGACGAACTGTTGGCATCAGCACCAGCCGGCGAGGCCAAAGAGATTGCCCGAGAGTTCGAGCGGTGCATGACCTTTCCCCTGTACGGCGTACCCATCGTGGCGAGCGCCGAGGTTGGCGGACGGTCCTGGGGCTCGCTGTACGGAGCGGACTACTAGCCCGTTACCTGCACGTGATCTTTGGTCGCACATGTCATCCCCAAGGAGGAGACGACGTGTAGGCCACTCCTCCCCAAGGGCGACCGTCGCTACCTCAGCGCTACCAAGCGAGAAACGGCCATTGATTGGATAAAAGACAAGCAGTCTTATTGCAAATGTGAGTCGTGGCTGTCACCCGCTTTTCGAACTTGAGTGGTGCGCAGCAACGACGAAAGGCAATGCGCAAGCCCCGTCCTGCTAATCCGGGACGGGGCATTTTTGTGCCCTTTTTTAAGCGCATTGATTAACGACCGCCGCCCCTTTGGCGACCTCGCACGCCCCGTTCCGGGCAAGCCCTGCTCTCCCCAGAGAGCAAAGCCACCCGAAACCGGAGCGATGCTCAATGACGTACCTGACCACGGAACAAATAGCCGCCGCGAAGGAAAACAACCTTGACGCGGTGACGGCCGTAATTGCCGAAACGGAAACTCTCGTAGTTCAGCGATCCGAGCACTACGCCACTCGCGGCGGACATCTGGATGCCGATTTGGCCGAGGATCTCGCGCAGGCCGGACGAATTCGGGTCTGGGAATCCCTCTCGGCTTTCGAGGGGGAGAGCTTCGGTGAATTCATGCGGTACATGGACAGGGCCCTTCACTCGGCCATGAGCGAGCACCGCCGGCAGGTTCTGCATCCTGGTGTTACCGCGACGGCCGCTAAGGACTTCGAGCGCGCTTTGGCCCTTGCCTCTGGTGATCCGTACGAAGCGGTTCGAATGGCGAGCACTGCCGAAATGGGACCCCGCAAGATGAGCCCCGAGCACGCTAGCGCCGCATTGCTTGCCTGGCTTGGGACGGACTCCTTTGACCGCCCGCTGAATGACGACATGTACGGCGAGGCAATCACCCTGGGCGATGTGATTGCAGGCCAGTGCGGCATTCCAGTTGATCTACTCGACCCGAGCGACTACGCGAGCGCCAGGCGCAAGACCATCCGTGATCAAGTGCACCGCACGCTAGGCCTGTTGGGCGAGCGACAGCGGCACGTCCTCAAAGCAGACCACGGGGTTTCCCCGGTACAGGACTACGGCCGCTACGAGTCAGACGTCGAGCTCGCCGAGGACATGGAAGCCACCCCAAAGCAGATTCAGGAAGCACGGAGCAAGGGGCAGAAACGATTCCGCGAGCTCTACCAGGCTGGTGCACGCACGTGGTGACCCTGCCGACCCGCGAGGGCGGGACAGTCGAGATCACCCGCGTTGGCGCACTAGTCGACGTTCACGTCAAGGATGCCGAAGGTCGGAGCGTCGCAACCGTGACCCGCGCAGCCTGCGATCCGCTGCTAGCCCTCGCTGCGCCGTACCATCTGATCAGGTAGCCCCACAAAGAAGCCCCCGCCAATGGCGGGGGCCTTTTTGCGTTTAAGTGGCCTGTCATCGGTCCTTCTCGCGTTCCTGGCGTGCTTGCTCGGACGTAGTCCACCAAATGGCTAGCTGGAACTCGGTAGTTGTGTTCGTCGCTGCATACAGAGCGTTCCGGTCCGCGTAGAGCGTCGACACGGAGACATCGAGCTCGGCAGCGATGGCTTTGATGTTCCTGCCCTCGGACAGCCGCCGAAGCATGCGCCGGCTACGTGGCGTGGTGATCAGGTCCGCAGGCCGGGGCTCGCCCGTCCACGGCTCGGCTCGATCCCACTGCTGCCAGAAGACGTTTACGAAGAGCTTGACCAGACTCGGGTGCGTGACCATCAGGGCCGGTACGCGCTTCGGGTCCCCGAGATGGTCTGAGAGAAAGGCGATGCGCTCGTCAGCGATGATCATGCGCTCGAAGCCCGGCAGCGCTGTACGGATCTGCGCACCGGCTGCTGTCATCGCGGCCGCGTAGCCTTGCTCGGGCAACCGACTCCGCGCGTTGTCCAGATAGATCGTGCGGAAAGTTACCCCGCGTGCCAGCATCGCGAGGTCTGTAGGTAGAGCACGGTCCAACGTGTCTTGCTTTCGGATTTTCGGGTGAGCTGTGAGGACGCTGAACTTAGCTGAGCCCGCGACCCGTCCGAGCGCAACGGTCACTTCGCGGGTGTCTTCGATGACCTGTACGCCACCGTCGCCCGCGCCCCCTTCGATCGTCCGCAGATCATCGGCAAACGCGTGCATGGACTCGATGCGGTGCAGTGCTGACCGAATCTCCTGAGCCATGTTCTGCGTGTACGCACGCTCGGCATCCCGAGGGTCCGTAGCGATGTATGCCGCCGCGAGCGTGCTCCACTTGGCTAGGCCAAGGGGGAGCAACTCGTCAAGGGCGGGCTCGTCCTTGCACACGGCGCGGCCCCCGTGCATCTCTCGGAGCAGATCACGCGCTCGATCCGATATGAACGGTTTCCGGTGCCCCTCATTCGAGATGTCCACTTTTACCCCCCTGAAAATTTTTCGGCTGCGAAGCCTCCACCCTCATTCGCTTGCCGCGTCGTACCCGCACCCGGCAAGCTACACATAGTGATTCGAAGGCATATGCGAATCGCATATGCCAGGACACTTGAGCAGGTCAAAGGGTTGCACTGCTGATGCGTTGGGGATCGCCGTTCAGCAGTCTGATCACGTTAAGTCATGTGAACGATTTGTCAAGGGAGTGCCTTATGAAAAGATTTCAACCACGCTTCCACGTACGGAAGTTGATAGCCGCCGTGGTCGGTAGCGCGGTTCTTGTCCTCGGCGGTGCAGCATTCGCCAGTGCGGACACCCGATGGGATGCCGTGCCCACCTCGCCGACTCCTGCGGAGACAGTTGCCCCGCAAGACACTCAGTGGGACTAAGCCACTGACTGACACACCACGGGGCCGGACTTGCACGGGAGGTAGGTTCGGCCCCTTCTGTCTGGCCGGGGGGTTGGAATGGAGCACATAGCGGTACCTACCGCACTGCTAGCGGTACAAGTTTTTGTTCCACGGGGCGCTAGGTGGGAATGGCGCCCGGTTGGGCCGTACATGGCAGACACGCACGACTACATCACCAGCGGGGCGCAGCTACTTCGCGCACTCTGCACGTACACGACGATGGCCGCGCGCTTGCTCAAAGGTCACCGGGCGCAGAGGTTTCGGGTCCTCGTTCGGGCCGTGCCTTCGGGTGAGCTCATCGGCCACTACGAGTGGGCGCAGTCGCAGGAATCCGGCAGGTTCATCCCGACTAGCGAGCCGTGGACGCATTGGCCGGCGGACGTGCCCACGGTGGCCGCGTAGCAAAGAAGCCCGACCAGGACACTTGCGATGCCCTGGTCGGGCGTTCTTGCACAGGTTGCCAGACAGGTTCAAAGGGATACAGGGGGTAAGGGTGGACCTACACCAAAGCGAAACCGAAAGTTCGCATCGCGAGACTGAGGCTCCCCGGCGTGTGTTCGTCATCGGGCACCAGGAGCGGGACTCTGCCACGGCGGACATGTTCAGGCTCGCCGCTTTGCTCGTCCGTGCGGGAGTCACCGAGCGGTACGGCGTCAGCACGCGCCGGATCGTTGGCAGCCGTGGCGATGACGGTTGGGGCGTGTACCTCACGGACCGAGCCCCCGACCAGGCTCCGCCGGCTGGTCTGTCGTTCGTCTCGCGCGCTGCCTGACACAGCAAAGCCCCGCCGCTCCGAAGGGGGTGGAGTGGCGGGGCCTGGTGCGCGAAGTGGCGGGACGGGGTCAGATGGTGCCGACGTCGCCACGCTTGACGCCATCCACAAACGCGGAGAAGGCGGCGGCAGAGAAATCGAGCACGGGACCGGTGAGGGACTTGGAGTCTCGGACCGGGACCACACCGTGCGAGCCGGCGAGGCTCGTGGCGACCTCGATGCACGCGCCGCCGTTGTTGCTGTAGGAGGACTTGAACCAACGGGGGGTCTCGGTCACGACGTGCCCTCTCGTATCTGTTTGATCATGGCTGCGGAGTCCGGTTGTGACAACGCATCAGCCTGCAACTGATAGTAGGTCCCCAGTATGGGCGCAACGAGCATCCCATCGCGCTGTAGATGTCCCTGGGTGGCAGACTCGGCGTAAGCCACGATGGAACGATCTGGCATCGTCAGGATGTACAGCGGTAGGTCGACGGTACGGCGTACGCCCATGCTGAACGGGGCAATTTGGAGCACAGTGTGAGGCTGCTCGGCGAACTCCAGCAACCGGGATAGCTGCGCGCTCCACTCTGCGGCGGTGCCGATGGGACGCCGGACACAGCTCTCATCCAGCACAGCCATGATCAAAGGAGCGGGTGTGCGCCGCAGAGCCTTTTGACGCTCCGCAACAACGGCCGTTCGCTCGCGTGCCTGATCTGCGGTGATAGAGCCTCGCCGGAGCGCACTCTCTGCCAGCGCTCCCGCGTAGGCCTCGGTCTGTAGCAAGCCCGGAATGATGCCTGTTTCGAAGTAGCGAACCTCTACCGCCTTGCCCTCGGAGGCGACGTACTCAGGGAAGCCTTCCAACAGGGAACCGCTCCTGATCCGCTGCACGTCATTCGTGAGCGTCCCGTCCGTTCCGTCGAGCCCAAACGCTAGGTCAGCACGTTTCGCAAATTTGGGAGTTGCAGCGCGGGTAGCATTTTCAACCCCGGAAATATGCGAGGCGGAGTATTCGGTTCGCGCCGCAAGATCGTCCAGAGTCCAGCCTCGGTCATCGCGCAGCCTGCGTAAACGCACGCCGAACGCTGCACCCGGGCCCGCGTCGGGGTCTAGCTCGTTCCTGTACATCGGGGCTTCCCTCAACTCTCAGTCAGCGAACGGGAAGTTGATACCTCCGCGAGCCTAGGTCACGCTGTGGCTCCCCGGTAGTGAAACGGCTACGGAGAGGCAGCCATGCGCCCGACCCTCGCACCGCACGTCCCGGTACGCCTCGCCCTCGCTGTGGGGGCCGCAGAAACCCGCTTGCACCAGCACTTCCCCCGGATCATGCGGACGCTCATCCGGTTCTCGCCGGCTCGGGCCGCTCCGTTCGCGGAACTCCAGCGGCTGGAGACAGACCCCGCGTTCCGCGCGCTGTTCCGGGCCGAGCTGTCCGCCTGCATCGTCCAGAACGCGGAAGCGGCAGTGACCGAGCTGCAACACGCAATCCGACCCGACTCCGAGGAGCGTGCGGCGTGAGGCGGGTGTTCGGACTGGTGAACCACCGCATCCGTAGGCACCCCGGGACGGTCCCGCTCGTCGGGGCACGCTGTGTCGCTCTGGACTGCGGATGGCTGACGCGACCGGGGCTTACCGAGGCTGAGTGCGACCTCGCGTGTATCGGGCACTCGGGCACTTCGAAGCATCGGAGCTTTCAGCGGACGTTCACGGACATGGCCGTTGTGGAGCGCGTCCAGTGAGCGACGACAACGAGCACCAGGCGCACGCACAGCACACCCGCGCAAGCGTCACTCTGACGGTTGTCGGAACGGCAATTTGGGTCACCACGGTAGCTCTGGTGGTTGCTCGCGGGTGGGGCGCGTGACCGTGGTGGATCTCCCCTAGATTCCCGCTCTCGCCGAGTTGATACCGCTCGCCCCCTAGCGGCAGTCCTCGGCGAGGGCGGGGCACGATCCCTGTCCGTTGCTCGGGCAGGTCTGCACTGTCCCTCGTACATCCGACACAAGGAGACAAGCAAATGACCGCTGTAGCGAATGATCTGCGGACCGGCCGGAGCCTGGTCGAGCCCGAGCTGTTCGACAGCATCACTCAGTTCGTGCTCGACCACTTCGGCGAGACCGAGCGTGACCGCGCCGAACGGATCACGGACCAGGCGATTGCGTTCCTGGCCACGGTCGGCACGGCCACGGTCAAGATGGTGCCCTCGGACGACGTGGACAAGGGAGTGCACGCGTTCACCCTGCACACCCGGGACATCGACGCGTTCGCCGAGATCCACGCGGGCGGCAGGCTGCACCACAACCCGCGCCCCGGTGGCGGACCCCGCACCCTGGAGGACGTACAGGGCACCGCGCACGCCATGAAGTCGGCAGGGTTCATGGTCATGGATGACGTGTGGACCGTGAACGGCGAGAACGCCGCTCAGTGCGACTCGGATTGTGGCCGGGACTACCGGGCCAACTGACGGCACCCGCCCCACCTGTGAGACCTGCGGAGCCGGCTGCCGGGCCTGGTAGTCGGCTCCGCCATAGGAGGACCAACCCATGTCAACCCCAACCCGACCGCGCGAGCTGCCCCCCGAAGTACTGGACGTGGTCACCCCGCACACACAGCGGCTCGTACTCAACCGCCGAGGATCAACGGTCTGGCACATCGAAACCGAGGACCCCGAGACCGGAAAGACTGCCGCCTACGCGGTCAAGCTCGGCTACATCAGCGAATCGCACGCCTGGACGGCCGACGCTCCGGGCCGCGAGGCGTACGTGTTGCGGACCCTCCGCCCCGAGCCGATCCACTCCGGCGAATGGGGCCAAGGGACGTGGAACATTCAGCCGTGGCACTCGGGCCCGAGCCTGTACGAGAAATGGGAGCCGTACCGGGCCCCGGAAAGCTCGGCGCTGCCGGATGCTGTGGATGCTCTGTCCTGTGCCGAGGCTCTGTCCGCGCTGCACCGCACGGGTTGGGTCCACGGGGACGTTCAGCCCGCGCACCTGATCATGGGCGATCCGGGTGTGACGTTGATCGACCTTGCGTTGGCCCGAGGGCGCAGTGTCCCCGAACGGTACGACTTTGCCTATAGGGGCTGCCTGGTGCACTACGAAGCGCCCGAGATCTCCCGCAGCGTTCTGGAGTCCGGGACCGCCGTACCGACGCGCGAGTCGGACGTGTACGCGCTCGGGGCCTCGCTGATGATCAGCGCGACCGGTTGGCGTCACGTCGCCTATCCGGACGACGCCCCGCGCGACGTTCAGCGGCAAGCAATCGTGGACGGGCCGCACCGTCCGGTCACGATTCCTGGTGAGCTTGGCCAGTTGGTCAACGCCATGTTGATGCCCTCGCCGGCGGACCGGCCTACGGCTGCCGAAGCCTGCGAAGCGCTCTGTCTCGCGCTCTGACCACAGCGGCCCCGTCCGTTCCGGCGTCCTCCTCCTCCGGACCGGGCGGGGCTCTGCTGTTCCCAGACAAGGAGCATCACGTGTTGCAGTGCACTGCCATAGCCCGGATTCCCACACGGGATGCGCTTGTTGCCCTCACGCAAATGGAGCACGGTCCCGACAACGCGGCGCTGTGGCTCTACGAGCTCGGCGAGTACCAGTTGTGCGAGCTCGCTGGCGACGGGCACGCCGAGCACGCATCCATGCTGTGCAACGACGATGCGCGGCCCCCGCAAGACCTGTGGCTCCTCTGGACCGGCGAGGACGAACCCCGGAAAACCCGTATTGCGGAACTGCCCGCATGCCCCGCAGCCATCAACCGGGGCCGCACGAATGCTTGGCACTGCATCCTGTTCGCCGAGCACCCCGCCGTGCACTCATGGGAGATCTCAGACCCGCTCGGGGACCTGATCAAACAGCAAGCCAAAGAAGAGGCCTACCGCCGATTCGACCAGCCCGACCAGGACCCGGACTAGTCGCCCTGGTGCTCGCGCTCGCCGGAGCCGGCGGGGTCCACTACGCGGCTTCCCTTGCCCCACTCGGTGACGACGAGCCCGCGTTCCCGAAGCACAGCCACAGCTCGGCGTGCGGTCATCCGGGCAACCCCGTGCGTCTCGCAGAGTTCAGCCTCGCTCGGCAGCCGAGCCCCCGCAGGAAGCTTCCCCGAGCGCATGTCGGCTAGGAGCGCGTCCAGTACCCGCATGTACGGCGCGTATGGGCGGGACGGGTCGGGCGAGCTCTGCGGCATGGGGGAGAGCGTAGACAACGGGCCAAAGGTAGGCGACTTAGACAGGCAGATGACTTAGACAGGTAGACGAGTTAGACGTGTTGCCTTAGCGTGATTCCGCGAACACGAAAACGCCCCGGAAGACCGCTGTAACGGTCCGCCGGGGCTCCGCCGAACCAGCTATCAGAGAGCTGAAACGACATGCGCGAGCTTATCGCCCCCATGGTGCTCGGACTCACGTCCCTCACTGCCCTACTCCTCGTACTACTGCCGAGCCGGCAAGCCCCCGGAAAACACTCCAGCGGCTACCGCCCCGAGCCTGCCCCCGCCGTAAGCGTGAGCCCGTGGTCTCGCCCGTGGACCGGGCCTAGCAGTTCAGACGCGCTCAGGATCTTCCGGCCCGAGACCGACGCGGAAAGCACCCTCGAACTCTCCCCGGTCCAACGGGAGCGACGCTATGCGGCAGAGTTCGCAGCCATCGGCGTGGACTACCCGTACACGTACAAGGGGGCACCCTTCCCGCGCTCCGCGTTCGCCGCATCGGGGATGAACGCATGACCACCAAGGAGCCGTTCCCGCTCGTCCTGCCCGAGCGCGTCGCGCTGTGCATCCTCTGCAAGACGCTCACCAGCGCCCCCGTAGCGGTACGTGAGATCCACAGCTCCAGCGGCCCCGGAACGACGCTGTGGGCCTGTCCCGAGCACGCCGTAACCCTTGGAGCGGGACCGACGTCGGAAGACGTGCACCGTGCCAGCTAGGCGGTCAAAGCACGTGATAGGTATGAGCGATCTTGCAAGACAAGTGGGGGGAACCACCATGGAACGTAAGACGTGGATCATCGTTGGTGCGGCAGTACTCGCGTTCGGCGGAGTGCTGTCCCTCTTTGAGGACGAGCCCGCCACGGCCAAGCCCGAGAGCAAGCCGAGCGCCACAGCGGCAGCCAAGCCCACAGACAGGCCGAGCCCGGAAGCGTCAAAGCCCGCTGCGATCCCGTCGCCCGACGCTGCGCAGACGGCAGCCTTGATAGCCGCTCTGCGGGCCGTAGACCCCGGTCTAGTGGCCAAGGAAGACAAAGCCGTTGATCGGGCGCGGAACGTCTGCCAGGAGATCAAGGCGGACAAGCCCGCTGCGACCGTCCAGACCAACGCAAAGGCGCGGTTCGCAGGGGGCACCGTGCCGAGCCTCACGGACGACCAGGCGGCAGCCATCGTGACCGCCGTGAAGTCCTCGTTCTGCGGCTGA